GTGATGACGGCAATACGATCGGCAGTGAGGAAGCGTTAAAGAGGCGGAATATGTCGCTTGTTGTCCACGAGAGGGCACATTCCTACGTTTCAGCCGGTAAAATGAGTGAACAATTAACCTCAACGGATGTCAGGGAAGATGGCAAAGAGGATTTGGGCGAATGGCTTTCTGAGGCTTTGGAGAATGACATTGTTACGGCGGCTGCCGGTTTGTACAATGAAAACTCTTCAAGCTCGGCTATTGAGACCATCAATGAATCTTATCCTACTTCCGACCGGATTTATTACGGTGGCCAAACCGCAGCCGGAGCGCTCGGCAATAACGGGGTAAGTTACGGCACCGATGCACTTCTAACGGCAGGGACCCAGGCAAGTAATCTTGCCGGTACTCTTATTATGGAGTCCATCAAGAGGCGCTGCATGGCCGCCAAGCCGAAGTTCAGGCCGGTGATTGTCCGTAATCTGTCCGGTGCAAATCCCGATGATATCAGGTCGGGCAAGTTTAGAGGGCCTGTCTTGGCCAAGATAATGATTGTCCTGATGCACTCTCTGCAAATCAAGGCAATCAAGGCTGAGACCGGCAATAACGGTTTTCGTGCGATGGTATCGGCTGCCCAGGTAAGAGGGAATCTTAACCCGATATTTACGGGTGCCGAGTTCTACTGGGACGGTATGTTAGTCTTTGAGTATGACCGTATTCCCATAAGGACCGGGGCGGGCGGTGAAACGCTTGCCGAAGGTTTCCTTTTGGATGCAGGCAGGACGGCCACGAGTGACGCCTGTGCGACTGGCCGCAGTGTGGCAAGGGCGCTCTTTATGGGCGCTCTGGCTATATCGTTCGGCTGGGCGCAGAAGCCCGATTGGTCCGAGGACTATGTTGACAATAACAAGCCGAAGATCAAGGTCGATATGCTATACGGTGTCAAGCGCACGATATTTAATACTCATGGAACCAGTACCGCGGGGTCGGACGAGGCTATTTATTGTCTCGACACCGAGGTTATAGTTGATGCTTAAAAAAGCACAGAAAGGAGTTAAAATGAAGCGATTAACCGCATACATTTTAATACTTACCCTGCTGATGCTTGGTATGGCATCGGCAAGTAACACAGGTCTTGTGTACCATGAGGTACAGGTAGTTGACGAAGTTGGCAAGAAGGTGACGGATATTTCGTCTGTCGAAATCTACGCACCCGACACAACTACTGACGCTACCATTTATATGGATGCAGCGCTGCAAAACGCCATCACGCTGCCTATGACGACCAGTTCGACAAACACAACTTTGTCGAACGGTTACTTTTGCTGGTGGGGTGCCGACGGTTGGGATTTCTCCATTACCGATGGTACGAATATCTCGACCAACGCCAACCACAGAACAAGGTCGTCCTCGGAAGGCACGCTTGTATTTCCTTCTTACCTGACTTCCATCACAACTTCGCAGTATCTTGATGCGGAGTCGATAACGATGGGAACAAGCTCCGATTGGGTAATAAATGCCGGTACTACTGATGATTTACTGACTTTTACTCCGGCTACTGACGGCGCTGTTTTCAGGATAGGCTTATCTGCGGGTACTAAGAGTGCCGACTTTCAGGTTTATACCGCTTCGGGCGTTGGGTTATTGATTGATGAGGGCGCTAATACTTTAGGCATTACGGGCCTAACGACAAGCATTAACGCATCCTCGAACTACGATACTAATATCAATACCGGCACGTCAACTGGTGCGGTTACCATTGGAAGTTCTACGTCTGGAGCATTAGTTATTGACACTACCTCGACGATAGGCGTTACTGCTGATGATTCTTACACCCTTGGCGTTACTGCTGGTACGGTTGGTATTGCTGCAACAGGCGGCGATATTACTATTGATGCAACCGACAAGTCTGTGATTATTCGAGGAACCGAAGAAGCGTCTGACGCCGTTCTAATTACTGCTGATGGTACTGCCGGTGGTGTTCACATTGACAGCGGTACTGGTGATATTACCCTTGACAGTGGCGACGACATCTTCCTTGAGGCCAATACCGGCACGGGTGATGTAATCTCTATTATTAACACAAAGGGTACTTCAACCAGTGCGATAGTTGGAACAGCGACAGTTGGTGGTATTGACTTAGACTCCGCTTTAAGTACCCATATTACATCTTCTGAAGAAACTGGAGATGCAATTTACATTCACGCATCCGGCACCGCCGGTGGAGTTGACATCACGTCTGGAACTGGAGATATAGTCTTGACCAGTACCGATGATATTGTCCTCACGAACGCTACTGCGGCAGGGGACATGATACAACTTCTCAATACAGCCGGAACGTCTGTCACTGAGGATTCAGGAGCTATCCAGATTACTGCTACTGCTGGAGCTGTTATAATCCAGTCTGACGCCGACCTCGATGATTGTATTCAGATAAGAGCCGACGGTGGTACAACTTCTGAGATTCTCATCCACAATGACCAAGGTTCTGCTGCTGATGCTATTCAGATTTTGGCGGACGCTGGCGGTATTACTTTGACGGCTGATGGAGCCTCGGCAGGTGATATTCTTATTGATGCTGAGGACGACATTCAGCTAACTACTACTGGCAAGTTGACTATCACCAATACGGAAGCTATGACAGTCTCTGGTGCGGCTACAATCGCTGGAGCAACTACCACTGGCGCGTTTATTATTGTGGACCAGGTAGTAACCGACACAGCTTCGGTTACATTGACTGCGGCTATGTCCGGCAAGGTTCTGGTTATTGCGAATTTAGGGCAGGACACAACCATAGATTTGCCCGCCGAGGTTGATGGTTTGAATTTTGAATTTTGGTACGTCGGTTCTGCTGTTGAAACGCATGACCATATTATAGACGCTGAGGCTAATGCGAACTTCTTTATTGGCGGCGTCCAATGGTTCGACTCTGATGATAATACTATGACCGAAGTTTACAGTAATGGCAGTACCAATTCAAAAATTACTCTGCACAACATGCAAGCTGGAACTCGCATAAAGATTACCTGTGATGGTACGAACTGGTATATAGTGGGTACAGTGTATTCTGACACTACACCTGCTTTTGCAGCTTCGGTTTAGTTTTATCGGTAATTAAGGGGCCGGGTTCGGCTCGGCCCCTTTTTTTTGGGGTTTGACATGACAGAAACGACTATCCGAACATTCGTAAATAGCGTCTTGCAGGAGTTTTTTACCGCAAACCAGATAGACGCGGAGATAATCGCCTGCATGAACGACTTGACCAAGTTCAACCTTTTGACGGCTTCGACCCCGGACAGTCAATCGGGGGTGTCCGGTGACAGCACCTTGGATTTACCTTCTGATTTCAAGAAAGAAATCTCAATTACACCCACCAACGCGGCAAGTGTCCAAAAAAGACCGTTAAGGCCCATCCCCGGCGGCTTCAAGGAATACAGGGAATGGATGACAAATTTCAATGCGGGGCTGAGGGGAACGCCTGAGTATTATGTGAAGTACGGCGGATATTTTTATCTATATCCCAACCTTGACGCTTCTTATGATTTTGAAATTGAATACTACAAGCATCACGCCCAGAGCACGGCGACTATCGAGTTTGGTTCATCTTTTACGAACGCGCTCAATTTCGGAACGGCTTACTTTACGGCCTTGTTCAGAAACAAAACCAGTTACATAAAAGTCTGGCGGCCCATCTATTTCGAGGAGCGCCAATTGATGATAATGCTGAATATTCCACAACCAAGTATTGCAGGAGTCTGATATGGAGATTTTGGGAATAGCAACACCGCAGCAGAACGGTAATCAGAACCTTATATGCCGTCTTACTGAAGTAGAGATGGACAAGATTACCGGAATAGCGGGCAAGGACCATACCCCACACAGGTACAAGGCGGGCGCTGTTGTGGACACCAGCAAGATTTACAACAAGGTGAAGTACATAAACGATAATATGGACAAATTAAGGGCGGCAATGGTGGCGACTAAGGTCAACGCTATGGAGATAGAGAATTCTCTGCCGCTTGAAGGAGATTGACCATGAGTTGGAGTCAAACCTATGACACAGCCAGCCCGGCAGGAACTGATGACCCTTCCGAGGCCGATGACAGAATAAGGGAAACCAAGGCAGCAATTCAGGAGCGACTGGCCGTTGACCACAAGTTTTCTTTGACTGGGACAGAGGTATCGGCGACCGATTCGGGTGAGCATACCAAGATTACTTTCAACGTAACCATCTCAGACCCGACTCAGGTGGCAGGAAAGTCTCATTTGTATATGAAAGATGATGAGCTGTTTTATCAGGATGATACAAATACTACAAAGCAACTTACGAATGCGGGCGCGCTAAATGTCGCAGGTGCGGAGCTTTTGGGAATTTTAGCAAATGACACGTACTTTACAGCCGTCAATTCTGCTGGGAGCGGCACAGTTAATCTGATTAAGGCCGGTATAAACGATTTGGCAACGCTTCCCAATGGCACAGAGATGGCTTCCAGCGCAGCACCAGTAGAAGATGAAGCGGTAGTTAACAAGAAATATGCAGATACCAAAGAAGCCATACTTGCAACTCAGGCAACGGCAAGTATTTTTGGAACAAGAACATTTAACGACACGACTCCAGCCGCTTTAGTTCAGGGCACAGTTTACAAAGCCGAATGTGATGGTTTTTTAACAGTTTCATCTGCCGGAGGCGATGGCACTCAATTTACTGTCTATATAGAACAAGGCGATGCTACCCCAGACGTTGTTGTAGGGTTGGTAGAATTTAATGCCAATTATGATAGTGCTTCCACATTCACCATAATAAAAGATGACTATGTTACGCTTACGCGGACATTGGGCTCGGCAGCGATTGATTATATGTCTTTCGTGCCTATTGGAACAGGCGGCTTAGTTGCTCAATAAGAGGTTATGAATGGGACAATTGTTAGTCAGGCAAGTTGACCGGGGCTTTAACGCCCATATACGCGACCCTGCAGAACTGCCACCCGGCAGTGCAGCTGATGGTTCGCAGAACGTCCTCTATTCGAGGGGCACTATTAAAACACCATACGGCCTTGCCAAGGCGTGCTCGGACTCTTTGCCTCTGGCGGGCGGCCCGGTGCTGGGGTTGTTTAAGTACCCCGAACTTGACGGCACCGAGCATGTTCTGGCGGTTACTACGAGCAAGATATACAACGAGAACAATCAAACCTCAGCATGGGACGATGTTACTCAAAGCGGTGTAGGTTTAGGGGCTGATATATTTAGTCCTGTCAGCCACGAAACAGTGTTACACACGGACGCACTGGCCCTTAACGGCTCCGGTGCCAACTGGTATCATCACAGTCTTATCTGTACGGGTGGCTCATCGCCGATACAAAGGTGGGCCGGTAAATTTGAGACGGACTATGCCGACCTTTTGGGGGCCGACGATTATCA